GTCCGAAGTTGAACGGCTGTAAGACTTCACGGGGATCTCCATTAGTTAAAATCATTTTCCCTGGGCGAATCTCTGGCTTAGCCCCTCTAGGAAGCCGTGTAGCGTCCACAGCGAGCATTGGGTGGATAGTTAAACTCAGGGCATCAATACGAGCCCGAAGTTCTGTATCAAGCGCCTTCTGGCTGTTATAGCCTTTTTCACAAACACCACGACCCCAGAATCGCCCTGGGACTATATCCCAAGGAAACGCAACAACAGGACGATCACCCATCATGTAGGGATTTGCTTCAGCTTTTAAAAGGGTTCCGCTATTAGCAATAACAACAACAGCCTCAACATACATAGACTCGTTATCGTCATCTATCACAACGTCCTCTTCTTCAAGAAGTTCACGCGGCACTAACCCGTAGTATTTAGTCAGGCGTACCTTGTCATCGTTGTAGATAGCTAGGTCTTGATCAGGCTCTAGGTTAGTGTTGGCTGGTGCATTTTCAATTGGGCCTTCACGATACACCCCATCTTCTTGCAATAGCTCAACACTATGCTTACTAACAAACTCATCAATTGCTACGCCATAAGCATCTTCAACCGATGTAGCTACGGGATCTATTAAAAAGTTCTGAGGCAATACAGGCTTGAGCTTTACAACAACCCTATCTTTTATATTAACGCCTACTGCTCTTAGCTCTCCGCCCATTATTGGCTGAGAAGCTGGAGCCATTTCTTTTACTTCCTCAAGAACAACCTCTCCAATACCTGTGCCGAATACAGCAGAGTTAATTAAACACTCTGCAACAGCCTTACGAATCTTGCAGGATTCAAAATCTTCATCCAGCTTTTTCCTTAAGACCAAAATATCCTGGGGGTCTTGGTCTGCTATATCATCTGCAATATCAAAAAACTTACCCCTTCCAAACGTAGCCTCTTCTAACTCGGCTACATTGGACTCTACAGCCTGCTGTAATGCTGGGGATATAATCCGCGACCTTTCAGAAGCTCTTTGAGAATCTGCAGGATCCCATTGACCACGCCATAGTCGATAGTATTCATCAAAGTCCTCTTCGTAATTAGATTCATAGTAATCGCGCCAGCTTTCACATTTGTGCATTACCCAAGACTCAAGAGTATTTTCAGCCATCAGGGGGTCTGGGATATAGTCATCTGCCATTTTTAGTATCCTGCCACTACATCTAGGATTTCGTGGTCATCAATTTCGTATTCGTAGCTGTACGCTACCTGTGCTAACTGGTCTATATACGCTAAAGCGTCAACCAAGTCATCATGGGTAAGAGGATCTGGGAACTGAAACAACTGATCCAGAAACCTACTATTCCATTCTCCCTGGTTTAATAGGATGTGTCCGTTTTCAAACCTCCCTTGGAGCGCCCACATGACACGATCAGTTTTCTTTTTGTTGCCATGAGTTAATTCTTCTACCCTAAAAAACGTACCATACCGTTTCATCAGGTCACTCAATGGCGACATTACAGCCTGTTTTGCAATCCCCCTTTCAATCCCTACGCTAACAGGGCGGTAATCGCGTACAGCCTGAAATATCTTCATGGCAGTTTCATCTAATGTCCATCTGCCATAAATAATGTTTTCAACAAACCAGCCATCAGGACTTACCTTAGCTACAACAATAGCTGTTTCATCCAGCTTTTTGTTCTTGGTTCGTTTTTTGCTTACATCTTCAAAGCCAGCAAGGTCAATGGATATATAATAATCCCCATCTTCTGGGCAATCTCCAAACCTAACCCACTCTTCTTTAAACATCTCAGAGCCTCTAGCCTCAAATGAAGCCATAAACTCTTGACGAAAAGCATACGATGACATTGATTTCTTAGCAACGTCAATTTCTTTAGGATCAATTATGGGATTGTCATAGCTAGTAAAGTGCCATGACTTATACGTTTCATCATCTGATAGCTCAGCATACTTGTATAGCTCGTAAAAATGATTACGACCCATAGGTGTACCAATAAATAACGCTTCGCCTTTCTGGTCAGCCAGGGCAGGACGTAAAATTTGCTCCCATACCTCTGGTTTCATATCTGCATATTCATCCATTACTAGATATGCAAGAGATACACCACGCATGGTTTCTGGTCTATCAGCACCCTTAAGGCTAATAGTTGCGCCATTTACCAGTTTAATCTGAAGATTATTAATATGTGAGCCAGCAATAACAGGATGCCCTAGCTCCATCAGCGTTTGCCACATAATGTCGCGGGCTTGGCCCTGTGTTGGTGCAACATAAAACACATGGCCCTTATCTGCCTGTAACCCATTTATGATTAACAGCCATGCGGCTAGTCGTGACTTACCTGTTCGCCTTCCAGCCGCTACAACCTTGAATCTAGATGCATCTGCATATACATCCTGTTGCCAAGGCAATAGCTCTACATCAAGGGCTGTCATTCTTTTTTGCCCAAAAATAGACCAAACGCACCAGTAAGGGCCCCCGTCATGACCGAAACTAGTGCGGCCTGCTCAGGATTGGGGTCAGGTAACGACATAAACCACTCAACTACACGGTATGTCATTACCAACATTGCCAGCATTAGCAGTCTAGGTATAACACGCCACGCATTTAAGTTATCAGGAGTCACGAGTATGTCCAGACTACAGGCTGTGTACTACGAATATCTAAGTGTATAAAGGTTTTAGCTATACCAATACCCGTAAATCCCATATTAAAAGCAGTAGATAGTAAAGTATATCTATCTTTTCCATTTAGGATTTGTATATCAGCCGCTATGCCTTGTGAATGAGTCCCAGGTTTTTCTTTTTTTAATTCTAATGGGTGTGTTGGATCTCTATATCCAGAGGTAATCTTAAAAGGAAAGTTACATCTATCTCTGAGTTGGTCAAGAATGTTCAGGAAGTCCTGATTCATCTCATTATTGCCTGTCTCCTGACAGTCAAACTCCTCAATCTTGAAGTATCTCACCAGTATTCCCGTCAATAGTGCTGGTATTTATAGTTGGCGCAGACTTATCTTCTACTTCTGCTGTAGATACACCAGTTATGTTTATCTGTATAGCGCTACGTCCACCGTTCTGTACAATTTGTTTTTCAAATCCAGCAACAGGCGCTACACGATCCATGACTAGCTTCCATGCCGCAGTCTGACCTTTATGTTCGTCATCCAAAGCCGCCGCAAAGATAGTATCCAAAACTCTTTTAGACTTAGGTGAGGCCAACATTCTACTGCGATACTCTTCCATGATCGCCGCATCACCCTTTGGCCTGCCTATTTTACCTCTTCCCCCAGGTTTTTTAGCCGCCAAGTCTTTCTTTGAAGGTCTGCCACCCTTATTTTCTTTAAGTTCGGCTTTCCTTTTTTCGTAATGGCTTTGTTCTGCTGGTTCATTCATATTAATCATCAAGCTGAGATTTTAAAAAATAATTCAGCTTACTCAACTCCTGGGCTATCTGTTGCAATGCGCGTCTTTGAAGTATCTGTTCGTACAATTCTGGATAACTATCTATTTTATCTGAAGGAATAGCGGAGTCATCTGCTATAACATGAAGATAATCTCCATCTTCATCCCAGATACCTCCGTCCCAGTAATCTTCGCTTTGCCAAACATCATTCTTCATTTACTTGCCAAACATCATAATTGAGTAGCCACCCATATGACCCTGCTCAGTTTCTTCAGGCGTAGACTTAGGATCGTGCATAGTGGGCATACCCATATCCTGCATAGCCTTAATCTTGGCCTTGGACTTCTGGCACATAGAGTGATAATCAATGGAAGTGTACTGAACTGTATGCTCAGGCTTGTCTTTAGTCTCTTCGTACATAATCATCTCCTTTTAATGAGGTTATTAAGCCCTCCGACCCGCCCTATCCTATACCTATCGATAGGAAAAACAACCCCAATACGTTAAGAAAACTAAACCTAGTCGATTTCATCAGGCTTTTCAAATACTTTGATATTTCGATTTCCCCTTTTTTTGTATCTCGGTGGCTACTATAAGATGTTGTTGTCGACCGCAGACCCCCCGTGGGGGTCTCGAAGGGAGACTGCGCGACTTGTCGCGGCATTAGTGTTCTTCAGGGGCGGGCGGGCGGGGCCTCCGAGCCACTCCCCGCTTGAGCCGAAAGCCAGTACGAGCGTAGCGAGCCCTGGCTGTAGGTTCAACGAAGGGGTGGGGCGAGAAAAGAACAAACGTGAGTATCGTGATACCACCCCCTGAGCTACTAGGTATAACCACAGTCGAGCGGAGCGGAGTGAAGCCGGGGCTGAGGCCTGGTCTTCCCGAGGATTTTTTCGGGGAGACCAAGCCGTTCGCGCAAGCGACTGCCCCAGCTGGAACGGAGCGGAGCGGTTCCACAGATTGAGGCTGACTATAAAAAAAGGGCCTTGCGGCCCTTGGGATTAATCCGATGATCGTTCACCGCTCGGTTTCATCTGGTGAGAGATCTTGTCGTGTAACTCCGTAAGTCCTTCCAACCTCAGAACCCAGAGCAGTGCATGAACCTCTGTTGGATGGAGCTTCAGAGTCATTTTGCAACCACCCTTTCTGTTGCGCCAGAGCTGTTGTCTCTCCGCATTGCTCAATGCCATTTTGTACCTCCTCGCAAAAAAAAGGGGAGCCGAAGCCCCCCAACTATCTCAAGCGGCGGTTCGCTTGCGACGTTGTCGCTTAGGCTTCACCTCGTCCGAATCTGGCTCGTCGGTTGCAGGCAACCTCCTTGCCGTAGCCGCGTCATGCACCGCGTCCCGATTTGCGAACTCGTCAGCGGCTTGGTTCTGCTCCCTGCGATCATCTATCAGGTTGGCATTGTCAAAGATCGCCTCGCCCTGCATCGCATCCCGCTGCTCGCGCATGTCGTTGATCTTGCGGACGTTGAGCTGTGAGGAGATCTGCGCCTTCTCGGATCCGTTCTCCCACTTCTCAGGCTTCGCGGTGTACCAAGTCGACATCGGCAGTTTGACTTGCGATACAGCGCCGTCCGAATCCCTGAAGGTTATCTTCAGAGTGCCCCAGTGCGTAGGAGCCTTCGGATTCTCGGATGTACTCCGATTCCCGTAAAAGCGCACGTCCGCGATCATTTTAGAAACTGCCACCTGTAAAGTTCTTGCATCGATCTTTTTCATTGCGACCTCCAAGGTCTGGTAAGTTAGATTAGCCCAAACGGGCAACGCCCTCCCCTTACAAATCGGTATCCTGTCAAAGGGACCCGAGTCGCGCGAGGCAGTTTTCGCGCCCGAGGGGAGAATTTGTGGAGAAAATTGACAGCGCAGTTTGCTGTGAATTTTCCCGCAAATTCCGCGTTGTAAGCGGTCTTATAAATAAACGGAGCGGTTCACCGCGACTTCCACGCTGGAGACGCGCCGTGTTTGACAGGATATCGGTTTGTAAGATGACCGGACGAGAGTTGGTTGAGGCCTGTGAGGCGCGCGCCGAATATGGCACTGTCGCGCCAGTATTCTCCGCTGCTTCAAGGCACGCCCGAGCAGGCCGTCAGACGCCTTGGCTCCCCGTTGGGTCGCGTGTCCCGCGTCTCCTTGCGGGGCCGTCATTCGGGGTGTTGAGGAGAATGTAAGAGCGGGCCAACGGGGAGACAGTCTGCAACCATTCGGTGACTTGTCGTATCACTGGAGAGGGTTCTGCAACTAGAGCGACTGCATTTTGCGCTGTTGGCAAAATCAAAGCGGCAGGCGCAGAAGGGCCACCATGAGCGACTGCACAGCACTGCACTACACGACAGCAGGCTGTGCGTTTTGGAGCACCATGGCTCCGCGTAGTGGCCCCTTGCCCTCGGGGAATGGGCTTAACAAAAAGTGCAGTTCCCGACTTGTCGGGGCATTGCTTTTGACTTTGGGTTTTTGGCTGGAAGATAGCCGAAGGGTAACTCTCTGAACTCTGCACTGACGGTGCGACGTAGCACCATACTGGAAGATGGCCGCAGGGTAACTCTCTGAGACTGTGCGCTCCGGATAGATCGTGCCACACCCTGACATCGCCAACCCCAGTAATCAGGGCGCGATCCTGCCACACTGCAGGGTCAGAGCCCCAATTACGTCCAGTGGCTGGGGCCACCACTCAACTTCAAGGCAGGAGTTAGGCCTTGTGGACACTCACAAGTCTAACAGTCTGGGTCGAAGTCGTGCCACTCCTGTGCTTCATCAGGCTGACCATCATAGTCACAACTATAAGACTCAGCCTCATCACAGTCAGTACACCAACCGTAATCATCTACAAAGCCTGACTCTACCCACTGCTTACACTCATCACACTTAGCAAAATCAGATAGCAATGTGACCAGGGCAATAGTCATACCACTTTACTCCCCATCTGAAAGCCATCAGCATCCACAATATAATAATCAGTGTGATAATTTACTTCGTATTCCTTACACCATCTTTTGGTTTCAGGATCCTTCTTCGCATCAAAGTATCCTTGTGATGCGGCTTCCTCAAAGGTATCGAAATACAACACGATTTTTATTTTACTCATCTAAACACTCCCGAATCACTGCCATTGAATAACAGATCTCATCCCAGATCTCGTCGTAACAATCCTGCGTTGGTGGGATAAGCTCCTCACGATAACTATGCAACGCCTCCCATATTGTGTCGAGAGCTGCATTCCTTTCATACTCAGATCTATCCATCTCCGTAGTCCTTCTGATCTGCATTGGCAATGAACTCAGCAATCAAGTTATCAATGTAATCCCAATTGACAAACCGGCTAATATCCTGACCAGACGAAGATATTACTACTGACTCTGTTTCTATAAGATCACCTTCACCTTCATTGCTTAGAATAAAAGTAATATCAACATCTACTGTCATCCAATCGCAATCCAGTTCCGAAGTAAATGTCCATGTTCCATATCTAGTTGCCATGAGTAGACTCCTTTTGTAACTCAAGCTGATATTCATCTTCGCCTACAATCCCAAGTATAAGGACTAGGCACACTACAAATATAATGGCATGAACATACTCAGGTAGCTCAGCCATTGCCTCCTTTATCGATCGCATCCAACAGTTCTCCTATAGCTGTATGTTTATTGATGCCACGTACATGCATTACACCTTGTATCTCAGATACAAAGTCATGCATATGTTGAAACCCCGCCTTCTCATCGTTAGCTGTACACCAGTTGAAGTACACCTTCAGTAGAGAGGCGGGGTAGTATCTTTCAGATTCCTCAGTCATCACCAAGTTTATCTCTCAAGAAATCAATAGTAATATCAAGAGTCAATATACAATTAGCCATTTGATCCGAAGTATCAGACAAGTCATCAAGACTTTTTGCTGCTTCACATAAATGTCTAAGTGCCTTCTTGATACGCTCATCATCCATGCAGAAAACCTGATTAGGCATAAGGTGATTCATACAAATAATCTGCAATCACAGACTTAACAAAGTCATCTGTAATTCCATACTTGTAAGTATCAAGAACAATACCCCTGATTATCTCAGCGTCATAATCTCCGAGCACTTCATGGAGTGACTTGATGTATTCAATGGGATTATTCTCCCAAGTATACTCAGGACTCATCGGTAACCTCATCTGTCTTTGCTTCAGCTTCAGCATCCCAACGAGCTTTTCTATACTTCATATGATTAATATGTCGTATATTATTCTCTGATATAACCGTTGCATCACGATCAATAAAATCAATCTTGATAGCTCTCGGTTCAGATTGGATAGTCCAGTAGTTATCGGGTAAAGGATCATCTGCTACATTATCAGACTGATCATGCACCCAATGACTTTCTACCTGATTTAGATTTTGCATCAGCTCATCAACTGCTAAGCACTCATCAATCGTGCCAATGAACTGATATAAACCAATTGAGATTACTGCTTGTCTTGTACTAGACATAACTAACTCCTATAAAAAAGAAAAAAGTGAAGGGATCGGATCCCCTCTGCTCCCGACACCCGCGCTTTTCAGCGGGTATAATCGTCGGGGGCAGGGGGTGTCCGTCCCTTCGCGTTATACCTCTTGCTTCCAAACTGTTTTCAGAGGCTCGTTATTATCATCCACACCAGTAGTGCGAGTGACTGCTTTGTTGTGACCTCTTTTGATAGCCGCAACTAAACTTTGAGCGTGCTTTGCTGGTAACTCAACAGATCCACCAATCTTCATGCTGTCTGCCAACGTCGACCATTTACCTAGACCTTTCTTTGCACTAGGAATCGGCACATCTTCTTTTACAACTAAACTACTAACATCAAAACTCATGCTACATTCTCCTCGTACTTACGTACTAAATTTAACTGCGAAATGCAGTATTGACTTGCCTTCTGCGCGTCACCAGCCGCAGTCAGCACATACCTGGCATCCGATCGAATAGC